GTTTCCCAGTCACGATCCAGAAGTCCATACCACATTTCGAGCATGTCGAACGGGCAGGCATGTATGGCTCAGGTTGTGGGGTAGGGAAATGCGGCGGAACCGGAAACGGCGTCGGGATGATTACCAGATCGTCGCCGTCTTCAAGTGGTTCAGGAATGCGGTCGCCGCCGCGCAACGCAAGGATGCGCAGCAATGCGATGATTTCGTCCAGCTTCGCTTCGAGGCGGTCGAGACGATCAGCCGTCTTGCTCATCGTCTTCTTCCTCGTCCTCTTGCGGGGCGTTCTGGGCTTCAAGGGCGCGTGCGTCGCGAGTCTGCTGCTGCACGCCGGGGTTCGGCGGCTCGTTCGGCGACGGCTGTACGAGTTCGGCGTTCTCTTTCGCGACCCGGTACTCGTGGAAGGCCTTGGCGTCCGGGAAGTCTTTCATCCGGGCCAGTACATCCACCATGTTCGGGAACTGCTTGGTATCCTGAAGCAGGCGAAGATACTCTTCCTCTTCCATCCACTCGGGGATAACTTCGAAGCGCTTCAGGTATTCGTAGACCACGTTCACCGGGATGATGCCTTCGGCGTACATCTGGTGGATCGCGCGGAATTCCCGTGCGCCAGCATCCTTGATCAGGAAGTCGCGATTGAGTTCGAAGTCGATGCGGTTAACGGTCGCAGTCGACGCATTGTTCCAATCCGCCCACCAGCGGAGAACCTGCGTCACTGCTTCGTCAACGGTGTCAGCGATGTTGAGCAACATCGTCTGCTCGTTGCGCTCTTGCATCAACAGACTGTTGTCGCTTTCGGCAGCGCCGCGCGACGAGCCCGGCATCATACGCCCGCCGATGGAGGCAATCTGCGCTTCTTTCGAGCGCAAAGCATTTTCGAGGTGCTGAAGGCCGCGCCCGTTGAATTCGAGAACCTTGGCCTCTTCATTTTCGCCCAGAATCCAGACCGTGTCCGGGCCGACCTGATAGTCGCCGGGGTCGGTGCCGCTTTCCTGCTGCACCGCATAGATCGGGCTGCCCGTGTAGAACAATGCCTGCTCAAGCTGAGCATAGGACATGTAGTGGGAGAAGTTCAGTACCGCGATGTCGAGAAGCGGCGGCTTCTGTACATCCGGGTAATTGGTGAACGGCCCGACCACCATGAACGGGATGTAGTCAAGCGGCTCGCCGCGAACGGTTGGTGTGTGAATTTCCGTGGGCGGCGTTGAGACGTCCGGTACCGACAAAGAGTGGTCCGGGTCGTCGTAGATGAACTGGCTGTAGACGTAGGAACCGTCTTCGTCCTCTTCCAGCAGCAGAACGCGGAAACGTGCGCTGTACTGGTACGGGGCAAAGTGCGTGTTCGAGTCACGGTCGTAGTAGACTTCGCGCAGGGTTACCCGCGAGAGCTTCCACACGCCGTCGATCTCTTTCATTTCCCAGTCAAGGATATTCTCGGCGGTGTAGCAGGCCACGTAGGGATTGCTCTTCCCTTCGGGGTCGGCATCAACAAGCATGCCGTAGCGCCCCACAGCCAAGACTTCTTTGACGACGGTCTTGGTCATGAGGTGGAGGGACATGCCCTCTTTGGTGATCTTCTGGGAAGCGGTCTTGAGTTTCGCGTTCAGGCCGTTGACTTTCGGCATCCGGCGGAACACGGTTCCGTACAACGCATTCAGCGTCCGCGCCGTCATATTGTAGAAGACGGCCCGCTTGAGGTAGGAACGATATTGGTTGGTGTCGTGCGTGCCTTGGCGCGGCAGGTACTTCTCGCCCTTCCGCTTGACTTCGACTTCGCCGATCTCGGCGTCACGGATCATTTCCCACTGGGGAGACCAGTAGGCATAATCGGGGTGCACAGAAGACGACGCCCGGAACGGGACGGCGATCTGCGCACGGGTATCTGGATTTGGAACTGAAGCGCTCATAATGCGTGTCTGCCACGCATGTGCCTTTTTGTCAAGCCCGCGCGGTCAAGTGGCTGTTCTGAACGTATTGAATTGTTGGTCAGGCTGGCGGGGATCGAACCCGCGACCTTCCGGTTCCCGACCGGACACTCTCCCGCTGAGCTACAGCCTGTGAGGGATGTTGGCAAGCTCTTCCGCGTATTCGCGGTCGAGGCCATAATCTCGAATCAACCATTCGACCTCTTCATCAAATGTCATGGGAGTGTATTGATCCTTACCAGCAGCGGACAGCGCCAGCATGATCATTCCCAACATCGAAATAGGTATGAGTACAACGAGCCATTCCATGATGCGAACATAGCGGGGTGCACCATGAAAGTCAATGGTCAGGGCACCGGGGATCGAACCCGATCACCGCGCTTCCAAGGCGCAGGCCGTCACCAGAACATACCCTGAGAAATTGGAGCCCCTAGCCGGAATCGAACCAGCTTAACCGGAGTACAAAACCGGTGCATCACCATTTATGCTTTAGGGGCGTTGGTGCTGGCGGTGAGATTCGAACTCACATGTTCTCCCTTACGAGGGGAGCGCGACATCCCTTGCGCTACACCAGCATGGCGTCCCCAGTAGGACTCGAACCTACACGCGTCGGCTTAGGAGGCCAACGTCCGTCCAGTCGGTGAGGACATTACTGTACTTCGAGAACGATGCGCTCGATGTCGCCGCGATTGATGCCAATGTCCGCGAGTTCGCGGTCGGTCAGCATGTTGAGTTCGCGGCGCGTCTGACGACGCGCGTTCCAGCGTTCGATGATCTTCGGCATGGTCTTGCTCCATAAGGTTGATGGGGCAAATATACGCCGATGCTGCACGTGCACAATCCCCAAGGGAGTCATTGCTGCTATGCAGAAAATTCATGGCGGAGAGCGGAGGAATTGAACCCCACAGGTTGCCCTGCGTAGCGCTTTCCAAGCGTACCCCAGCACCAGCTAGAATCACTCTCCGTGGTGGGCGGGCGCGTCAGCGCCCAAGCCCTAGACTGTGTGTTCGCCCTTTTCGCCGAAACCGCCGTGGACACCATGGTCGGCAACGTGTGTTGCGGCCCATGCGTGTGGCTTTGCCTTGACCGGACGTCCGGTCACACCCTTGAGGTAGCCCATCGCGCTCTGGTAAGCGCAGTTCGAGCCATGCCTCGGGTTCGGGTTGATGTCGAGGTGAAGTTCGACTTCATGTTCGAGCAGGTCTTCTTCAAGCTGCTCGTACGCCTCATGAGTCCGGTAGGCCTCATTCATCATCCGCATCATCGGACGGTTCTGCTTCTGGTCATAGTCCTGTTGCGTGTCCGTACAGGCGAACACCCGGCAGCCAGCACGACGACCGTTGTCATTCCGCATCGCGACGACGACAACCGTAGTGTACGCGGCTACCCAGATACCTTGCGCGTTCTTGCGCCGGTTGGAGTCACATCCGATGTAGACATCCGAACCTTCCGGTACCTCCGCGAGATAAGCGCGGACTTCAGCGACCTTGCGTTCTGTCAATGCCATGATGCACCTCCTTTCTGTCTGGGCATGGTCGGGACCCTCACGAGTGCAAGGGCAGGATCGACAAACCGGGCGGCGGGTTGTCCGCATCGCGGACGAACACGTAACCGCACGTGTCGATGGGAAGCAAATGGGTGACCTCGCCGTCACGAACCGGATAGGACGGATCGTGTACCAATGCTGCGGGATAGCCCAGTGCGTCTGCGATGGCTACCATGTCCACCAACGCGCCTTCCGTGGGAACGGCGAGGGTGATCGTGGTGCCGAAGCCTTGTGACGTCTGCGCCTGCCAGTTGTCGACGTCTTCGTCGCCCTGCCAGTCGTGAATCATCGCGTTCGCTGCGTGTGCCGCCTGCGCCATGCCCTTACCGGGGTTCATGGACGCGAGGTCGGTACGCATCAGGATATAGAGCCGGGAATCAGTCATAATAGTCGCGCCCCCAACCCAGTTCTTCGAGGATGTCGCGGTAGTCCACGCCGTAGTCGTGTGCGATGTTCTTGAGAACCTGCTCGTCGAGTTCTCCCATCCGGTTGTAGGCTTTCGCCTCGCCAACGGCGTCGGAAAGTTCTGTCGCGAGAACTGCAAGGGTCATGTCGGGTCTCCTTGTTATGTTATGGCGGAGAGCGGAGGAATTGAACCCCACGCCTTTCGGCGCGATCTGGTTAGCAACCAGTCTCCGGCACCAGCCGAAATCACTCTCCCACGATCACCAGTAATAGTCAAATGGTTTTGTGGCAAGGGGCCAAGCAATTCCATCGGGGTCTTCGCCCTTCAGCACCTTGCGCTCAAGCAGGCGCTCTTCCCGGCGGCGCGGGCGCGTGTTGAAGAGGATGTTGTGGCCAGACGGTGCATCCTGCCACCAGCGCCACTTGCTCGGGTCAAGGCGGCGCTTCAAATAGTTCTGGCTGCCCGCCCCCATCTGGGAACGTGCTTTCTTGCGCTTGTGATTAGCCATGGTAGGTCTCCTGTGGTTACCTAACGCATGACGTCTCTCCTTCTTGTGGTGGTGCCGCCGAGAGGATTCGAACCTCCTGCCTCCTGCTTACCGGGCAGGCGCACATCCACATGTGCTTCGACGGCCTATTGGTACTGGCGATAGATCAGCCAGTTGATGGTGTGTTCTTGGTCAGCTTGGGGGACCTTCAAGTGATCCATGACTTGCTTGAGTGTTGCGCCGCAGACCCGGCAACACAACGTCTTCGGATCAATGGTGCAGCCGCGCTGGCACATTTCACGCCCTCTTAGGCAGAAACTCCGATGACCACGACGTGCACGCCATTCGGTCCTACGAACCGTTGAACGAGTTTTTTGGGCATTTCGTATGACCTCAGTTGGAGATTTGGCAGGGGTGGAGGGATTCGAACCCGTCTCAGGCTATGCCACTGGTTTTGGAGACCAGCCCGACTCTCCAAGCGTCGGCGCACCCCCAGAATGTTTGGTGCTCCCGGTAGGATTCGAACCTACGGACTCCACCTTCGGAGGGTGGTGCTCTTCCACTGAGCTACGGAAGCAAATGGTGTCCCCTTCATACCAGAAGGGAACGCCGTTGTACAGTGTTTGATCAGGTATGGTCAGCGAGGCGTTCGCCAAGCGTACGATTGCCGACCATGGTGTCCAGCGTGAGGCGTTCTTTCTCGCCCCGCTGTGGGTAACGTTCGCGGAGAACATCGAAAGGATCACGCTCGACTTCAACGATCCGTTCTTGGATCACCGGCTTCGGATACCGCGCCGACGAGTGTGTGCGCAGAAGGTTGAGGCCATTGGTGATCGCCGAGCCCAGATCGTATTGCCCATGCATCTTGCCCATGGCTTGAAGCTCATAGAAGTCGAGGCTGTAGAGCCGGTAGCGATCAACACCGTCCGTCAGATAGACGCGCGCGTAGCGTGTCGCATGGATGCTGAAGTGCTTATATTCCAGCCGGGTTTCCAACCAGTATCCCTTTCCGAAAAGATCGTTCAGGGTAGTGGACAGCGGCCCGAAAGAAATCGTCTTGTCCGACATGCACCGCGTCTGCTTGATGTGTACCTCACATTCGCGAGAGCCTGCGGCGTCATCAATCCAGACCGACACATCGACGGCAGGGCCGCGATAGAGTTTGTGCCCAAACAGCGTCGGCGCATCCTGCGGCGGAAGGTGGATTTCTCCACAAGGGTTCGGCTTGGCTTCCACCTTCTTGAAGAACGGCGCGCTGATTAGCGGAGGTCCTTCCATGATTTCCTTGCGGAACTTCTCCGAATCCAGAATGTGGTCCGGGATGCCATCTGTCGGTGTAGCCATTTCTTCGACCTTTCTTGTCGTTCCGACGAACCAGTCATCTTCGTCGTAAACAGGCTCCAAGCCGACGGATGCGAGTTCCTTGGCGAGCTTGCCTTTTTGTTTTTTCGCGAACTTCGGTCTGCCGTCCGGGTGCCGCCCAACGTGGCGGTACGGCTTGCCGAACGTCTCGATCTTCTCTTTCTTGAAGCTCATATACTCAGGCCAGATTGTTGGCGGTGGACCGTGCTGGACAGCCCACCGCTGATCGGCGTTAGCCGAGAACTGCGGCGACTTCATCCGCCGACAGCCCCGCTTCGGTCAGATCGTCGAGGATGGCCTGATCGATGGCAGCCAGTGCCTTCGCAGCTTCCTCGCCGATCGTGACTGGGAAAC